GATAGTGGTGACACGATCACCGTAACAGGAACACTTGACGGAAGTGGACTTACAGGACTCAATGCTGATAACTTAGCATCGGGAACGGTTCCTACTGCAAGACTTGGTTCTGGTACAGCTAGTTCATCAACATTTTTAGCTGGTGATCAAACCTTTAAAACTGTTACTGGAACTACAATAAATAACAATGCTGATAACAGAGTTATTACAGGTAGTGGTACTGCTAACACCTTAGAGGGTGAAGCTAACTTAGTTTTTGATGGAAGTAAGTTAGGTATTAATACAAGTAGTCCATCAAGAAATTTACAAGTTACTGATAGTGGTGATGGTAATGCAGTTATAGCAGTAAAAAGCAGTAACGATACATATTCTTCAATTTTCTTTGGAGATACTTCAGCAGATAATGTTGGCAAATTACAATATGACCATTCTGATAATTCATACAAGATTGTAGTTAATTCATCAGAAGCTATGCACATAAATAGTTCTGGTAATGTAGGTATTGGTGTAACTCCAGTAAGACACTTTCATTTACATGATGATACGCAACCTTATTTGCATATAACGAATAACACTACAGGTACAACAACTGGAGACGGATTTGATATATTAATAGATAGTTCAACAGGTAAGGCAATATTTAATCAAAGAGAAAATCAACCTATTGAATTTATGACTAATAATAATGCGAGGATGCAAATAGATGCAAGTGGTCATTTGTTACCTAGTACATCTAACACTTACGATTTAGGTTCTTCCTCTCTTGTATGGAGAAACATCTACACTTCTGACTTTCACATGAGTAACGAAAACTTAGACAAAGGTAATGATGTTGATGGAACAAAAGGTTCTTGGACTTTCCAAGAGGGTGCTGATGACTTGTTCTTATTAAATAACAAGAACGGCAAGAAATATAAGTTTAAATTAGAGGAGTGTAAATAATGGCAATCATATCAAACGGAACAACTGTAGCCTCTGGTGGTTCATTACAAAATATTCCCTCTCCTAGTAACTCTCAAATATTAGCTGGTGTCGCTAGTGCGGGTGCTAATGTAGTTGGTAGTTATGCTTCTTTGTATAATCACAGTAGTTTTAGCCAACACACACATGGTCAAACTCAAGGTATCAATGGTTCAAATGATTACAGATTTGCAACAACAGCGGGGTCTCACACTAGTAATAGTTACCCATCTGGTACTTGGAGATGCATGGGGTGGAGTTATCATCAAGGTGGTAACAGGATTGAAAGAGTAACAATATGGCTAAGGATTTCATAAAAATGAAAGGAGTAAAAAACAATGACAGACTTTAGATGTAAATTAATAGACGCAAAAAACCCTCGTTGGGCTAATGCAGAACAAACTCGAATTAGTGTAGAAGCTAAATGGGAGCATTTAGAAAGCGAAGGTTATCTTGGCTTTGGTGCTAATTCTGATGACCCAGAAGCACATGGTAGAGATTTGTATCAAAGATGTGTGGCTGGTGAATTTGGAACAGTTGCAGATTATGTTGCAAAAACTGATGCAGAAAAATGGATAGATATAAGGTCACAAAGAAATGAATTGCTTGCTGAAACGGATTATCTTGCTTTGCCTGATAACACTCTTAGTGACGAAATGAAAACTTACAGACAACAATTAAGAGATTTGCCCTCTACACAGAGCAATCCTGATGATATAGTGTTTCCAACCAAACCATAGGAATAATAAACCAATGATTGAAAAATTAATAAAACAGATTAAATTAAAAGCAGGTAAATAATATGGCACATTATGCATAATAGGTAAACCATGACATCCACATATTCAAATAGACTTAAATTAGAACTACAAGGAACTGGCGAAAATGCTGGTACTTGGGGTGATAAAACAAATAATAATCTTGATGTCCTTGACGCTTTTGCAGCAGGATATCTATCAAAATCTGTAGCAGGCAGTGCTGACGTTACACTGACCACGGCCAACGCTTCTGCAACCGCTGAATCTTCTAATAAAGTTATCGAACTAACAGGAACATTG